AACGCTGACGAGGATTGGAGCGAGCCATCAAAACTGACCCATCAGCCTCGCATCGACCCGGAACACCCGAGCGTCGCATGAATCCCCTAGCAGTGATTGCCTTGGCTTTGTCCGGGCTATTTGGCGTGACCTTGGCTGTTACGTCCGACCCACAAACCGACACCATCGGGCTGGTGTCCGAGTCCACCGTGTACACGGCTCCCCTTTTGGGCACGGTGGGCTTGGACACCGCTTTAGACGCGTCAGGAAGCCCTGAGAGCGTCGTAACGACCATGCCCCCATACACAGGGCCAGGCTGCCGAGAATGGGCTGATACAGCCTTGAGAGCAGGCTTTGTGCTTGATGACCTTTGGCTGGCGCTACAGGTCGCAGAGCTTGAATCAGCCTGCTTGCCTAACGCCATCGGTGACAACGGGCAGAGTTTCGGCCTGATGCAGATTCATACACCATCATGGTGCCAACCGAACAAATACTGGCCTCGCGGCTACCTGCAAACCAAAAACATAATCGATGACTGCACCGAGCTGTTTGACCCATTGACCAATTTGTGGGTGGCATGGCACATCGCAACGAACTACGGCTGGGAGAACTGGAGCACGTACAACAATGTCGTGGGCTGATCACTTCTTTGCGTCAGTGTTCACCGGGTACATCGTCGCATGCGTGTACTACATTGTCAAAACCACGGAGAGGAAAAAGTGAGCAGCAACATTGACCCGGGCGATGCCGCCTATCGAGCATGGCAGCTCACTAAAAACGGTGAGCGCATGGAACAGTACGGTCACCCATTCACGGACTACACCATGGTGCGCCGTATCTTTGGTGTGATCACCAATTTCAAGCACAACCTGACCGTGCAAGAAGCCATCATGTTTATGGTGGCAGTCAAATTGGCTCGGCTAATGAAAAGCCTTGACAATGAGAAAATGCACGAGGACTCACTCGTTGACGCAATCGGCTACCTCAACTGCTTACACATGGCTGACGCACGCGATCAACTGCTCGATGCCCCACTACACGTACTAGGAGACATGGAGTTCTGGCGTGACAAGCCCACAGAAGCGTAAAGGCCACGCTGCAGAGCTTGCAGTAGTCAAATGGCTACGAAAGTACGGAATCAAAGCAGACCGTATCCAAGCAGGTACACACGACGACAAAGGCGATGTCACAGGCTGGCCCGGTGTCGTCATTGAGGTCAAAGACCGTAAAACACACGACTGGGCTGGCTACTTCAGGCAGTTGCGTGCACAAATGACACACGCCAACGCTTACACAGGAGTCATTATTTGCAAACGACCTGGGCACACCGATGTTGCACAGTGGATGGCTGTAATGCCAGTGGATGAATGGTTTAACCTGATGCTGCTATTGGAGGAAAAAAGCAAATGAGTTTCAACCTTGACAATTACGTTGACGTACCAACACGCCTACGCATGGCGTTAGATAAGTTCCCAGACCTACGAGTACAGGAATCGCAACCAACATTCCGTGAGGTCAACGACAAGCTCTACATCGAGATACGTTGCACCGTGTGGCGAGACAAAGACGATCAACTGCCATGCATCGCATACTGCTGGGAGCCATTCCCGGGCCGTACGCCATACACCAAAGACTCCGAGCAAATGAACGCCAGCACATCGGCGCTCGGTCGCGCTTTGGGCATGATGGGTTTTGGCATTGACCACAAAATGGCATCCAAACAGGAGGTCATGGCACGCCAAGAGCAGCCACGTGTGGAGATTGCCCGGTATGACGATGGCGAACCTATCCCAGACCCATTTACAGGCGAGCCACAGACAAACGTGGTGCCCATGAAGGCTGGCCCAGGCAAAGCGTCAGAGAAGCAAATTGGCATGATTCGAGTTCTGGCTAAGACCAGAGGCTTTACACCGGGCAGTCAAACAATGCGTGAGATTGGCACCGTGCTGAATCGTGAGGTCGTAAAGCTTGATGAGCTAAGCAAGCAAGAGGCCAGCGCAGTGATTACAGCATGGAAAAATTAGGAGGGTCAATGATCAACGAAGAAATGGTGTGGGCGGTAAATGTCGCAAATACCAATGATTGGTTTGAGATACGACGAGCCGTACCAGAAAGCAATGACCAGCTATTTCGTTGCTTCTATTACAACGATTCACAAAACATGGAAAGAACTCATTACGTGTACAAAACTTACAGTGAGCTAATGGCACCAAATGCCTACAGGTTTTATCACAGTCCGTACATTATGCGAGAAAATGAGCGCGATTTAGACATAACTATTTACGAAAACTAAAGTACGCCAATTACATTGGTACGTTCAGGCCGTGTGACCTGATGCAGGTGCAAATCCTCGAGGACTCATCATCCCTAGTTCGCCCATTAGAAGGGCAGCTCAGCCCATGCAAACAGATCCATTGCGTGGCGAGTGTGAACCGTGCTTCAACAACGGTCGGGATGGTGCCCGGGGCAGCTCTGCCTAAGTAGCCTTGACACACAACATGACCCAGCAGCAACACAAAACATTCGTAGGCGATTGCTCACTATGCAACGCAAACAACCTTGAAACAGACTTCGATAATCAATTAGTCAACGGCAAACCCGTCTGCCTTCCATGCCAATCAGAGCTGATAGCAACCGAGCAACGCGAGGGCGCTAGGACAAGCGAAGCGCGTCAGCCAAACCACAATGCCTAAGCGCACATCCAACACCGCCTACCTCAAAGCACGCCGCGAACTCCTGGCGGATAAACCCCGGTGCCACTGGTGCAAGAAACGCCAAGCGACCGAGGCAGACCACCTAATCGAGCACGACAGAGGCGGAACCGACACACCAGACAACTTGGTTCCCTCATGCAAGCCATGCAACGCACGACGCGGAGCCAACTACAAAGCAGCCAAAGGTCGAGCACGTCAAGCCGCACGCCCCGGTCACCAGCCAACAAAACCCTCAGCCAAACGCAAACCAAATAAAACACGCAAGAATTTTTTGGATCAACATCAGCTCTTGCCCCCGCGCCCATCTCTTTCTTTATCCAAAGGAAAGGTCATTGAACGGAAAGGAAAAGGTCATGACTTGCCGCGAATTGAAACGGTCATTACGGGAGCAGCCGGGAGTTATGGCCCCGAAGTTGCAGATTGGGCTGAGCGTATTCTCGGAGTGGAGCTTATGCCCTGGCAACGGCATGTTCTCAACGGTCAACTTGCCGTGGATGCCGAAGGGCAGTTCCTCAACCACGTATCGCTTGTCAGCGTCGCTCGACAAAACGGAAAGACCGTAGCGCTCAAGGCGCTGCTGGGCTGGTGGCTAACTCAGCACGCTACGCAGGTCGGCCCTCAAACCATCCTGACTACAGCGCACAGGCTCGATCTAGCCACAGCGCTATTTCAAGACCTTGCCCCGGTGATTGAAGCCAAGTTCGGTGTCAAGGCTGTGTGGGCTTATGGTCGTAACAGCATCAAGGTTGGTGATTCGCGCTGGTATGTCAAAGCCGCTAGGCCATCTAGTGGTCACGGCATGTCGGTAGATCTCATCATTGCGGACGAGGTATTCGGCATTGATTCCGAGACGCTTGACATCGGCTTGCTGCCGACTCAGCGTGCCAGACCGAACCCATTGTGCTCGATGTGGTCAACGGCAGGCACCGAGGACTCCATTGCGATGCTGCGTTGGCGTGAGCAGGGCATACGTGCCATTGACTCAGGTGAAGTCACCAATTCTGTGTACCTAGCGGAATACAGCCCACCGCCTGAGCTTGACCCGATGAGCGAAGCTGCGTGGGAGTACGCCAACCCGGCACTCGGGCACACGCTCGACATTCGTACTGTCCAGGCTGAATCCAAAGGCCCGAACCGTGCAGGCTTCCTGCGATCTAGCGTGAACCTGTGGGTGCAATCAGAACTGTCGTGGCTGCAGCCTGGCAAGTGGGAGTCGTTGCGTACCGATTTGCCACCGTTGCCCGGTGGCGTGCTCGCCGTAGAAGTATCGCTCGACGATGGCAGGTACGTGGCGGTACGTGTCAACGCGAATACTGCTGGGATACTTTGTGCGACTGTCGCAT